GGCGCTAACGACCATTAACGGTGCAGATGTCACGGCATCCGATATAACCGGCACCGGAATCTACTTGTGTTACTATGAGTCGGGCAATAATACGCTCCAGATAATGACGGGAGTGGTGTGAGAGAGTATCAACGAGAGACCGGAGCGATCCGGCTCTCATAAAAACCAAGAAATATGTTCAAGAATCAGAGACAAGGAAATCCTTTATATATCCTTCATAAAGGGAATACGCCGTTTTGTGAGGTTGGAAGCATAGTCAGCGTGTCCCCTCCGAGACCGGAGAATCCAAATTTCAATATGTATGGTCCGCAAGCTAAAATCGTGGTGGACATAAAGGCCAAGGTAGGTGAGGACAACGTCAGCTTCTCCAACGTCTTGTCCGACGTTACCATTACGGATTACCCCACTACAAACGGGGAGAAACTGGTTGTGTCATGCGATCTAGGTGCCCTGAATACGGAGATCAACGCCATGATGCAGCAAAGCCGACAGGCACTTGACAGCATCGATTACCATAAATCCGTGATTGAGGGGTGCGAGAAGATGCTGGTAATACTGAACCCAGAGTTTGCCCGGGAGAAGGAGAGGGAGAGTGAGATCGCTAACATGAGAAACGAGATGTCCGATCTGAAGGAGGCTAACGCAAGGTTGGTTGCCATGATGGAGCAACTTGTCGGTTCCGTGAACGGTAATAATAACAAGAATAAAAAAACAGAGTGATATGGGAACATATAGCAGAAAACTGAGAGAGCTGATCGAGGAATTCGACGCCATGGAAGACGAGGATATGTTAGAACTGGCGAAGGAGGCCTATAAGCTTGGCTGTAAGGAAGGGAAGCGGAAGGCCATGGAAGGCTATGGCAACCGCATGGAGGAAGACGAAGACGATGAGTTCGAGGACGACGACGAGTTCCGTGAGATGTGGGAGCGTGGCGGCTACGGCAACCGTGGCGGCGGTCGTGGATCATCCGGTGGCGGTTATGGCAATCGCCGTGGGGTGCCGGGCACCGGACGCTATTCGAGACGATATCGTAGATAACCATGAGGGGGGACCGGTTTCCCCCTCCTAAAAAACAGAGGAATATGAGACTAGATATGTATGATGATTTCCCTTCCGGCATGCGATCCTACCTGAAGGCGTATGGCTGGCATTTCTCCAAGGCCATGTGCGATTGGGCCGTATCCATGATGGAGAAGGAGGACGGAAACGGGAAGAAGGTCAAGATAACCCCTTTCACGAAGGAACAGGTGGATGAGATGCTGAAGAAGTATAGCGTTGACGTGAAGAAAAAGGGTGGATACGATTATGTTTACGCCGCCAACATGTGCAAGGCCGATTACCTTGGCTCCTCCGTGCCTAACGAGCAGTACGCCGCTCTTTATGTCAAGAACGTCTGCGACGATCCGGACGCTTACGACGGGATAGTGTTCACCCGGTTCTACGCTGATTGCATCGGGTCCGGCACGCCTATAATCTGGGAGGAGATGATGTGATGGGAGGCTGGGGCTACATACTGAGGATCTTGAAGGGAGAGTCCCCCAAGGACGTGCTGGCGAGTATGCCGGAGAAGGATTTTGACAAGGTATCCGAGGTGGTGGGCAATCTCAAGGCAACCAATCTCACCCGGCAACAAAGGAGGAGGATAGAGCGGGAGTTCAAGACGGTAAGGAGATGATACGACGGGATTACCATATCAAGAGATACGATTGGGTGATCCACGTGCTGTATAACGTCACCTGCTCGAGGACATCCGATATCATAGCCCTATTGAGGAGGGTCGGTTGCCCGGAAAGCAAGATACGGGAGGCTTATGGCAACGTAGGCTCCTGCAAGCTGGACGTGGGACTTACTTATTCCAACTACCGGCGAAGGGAATCCGTCATGGTGATAGGCCGGACCTCGTCTTACGGGGAGTTCTCCAATTCGTTGTTCCACGAGTGCCGGCACTTGACCGATCACATGGCTATAGCCTTAAATATGGATGTGGGTGGAGAAGAGATAGCTTACCTAAGCGGGTACATAGGAGGAAAGCTAGCTCCCGATATCCAGCTGTTCATTTGTGATTGCAATTGTCACGAAAACGAGATAAACAGACATATTTATCAATAAAAAAAAGAAAATAAAATGGTAACAAAAGCAGATTTAAAAATCGAGGCCGCTCGTCTTGCGACGGAATCCGTAAATGAGGCGCGCGAAAAAGGGGAAAAATTGGAGTTTACTCCTTTAGCGGAAGAAATATATAACTTTCTTCAAAAGGATTTGGATTTGAGGGACACGGATGATCCTCAAGGTATGGTTTCGCAAGTGGCTTCTATGATTGGGGGAATGAATTGGAGCAATATATCACCTAAACAAACAGAAGATGGATCAGACACGAAAGAGAATGTTGCTGGCGAAACGGCTTAAACGATCATCCTCGCATTTGGTTAGACCTCTCCCTTATCAAAGGGACACAACAGATACAGGGTATATGTGGATAATCTTATTGTTTTTCTTATGGTGTCCACTCGTTAATAATGAAAAAAGGTAAGCAACATACAGAAAAGAGAGAATCCTCCAAACGTGAACTAGATCGATTGGTTGATTCTCTCGATTTCGAGCCTGTCAACTTCTATGAGGTGATGGCTCGGATACGGCACTTGATGTGCCTGTTATGATGACATGTATTTTTTTACGACATCCATATTACTAAAGGACATGGATAGAAACCGCATTGAGTCATTCCTTACGCTAGTCAATGCCTCCACGTTGTCTTCAAATGGATTTAACGATTTTATGGCGGAGACAAGATCATGCATACAATAGCATACCAACAATACATACGATCCCATGACCTCTGAATTGTTTTGTTCAGCGGCTTTATGCAATACTTTGTCTGCGAATCCCATCTTAACCGTATTGCCATTGTCATCTTTTTGATATATAGGTATATCAACTCCCATTTTGTCCTTGAAAAAATCCGCTATGGATAAATTAGCCTCTGCTTGTAGGCATCCGTATAGCCTCTCCAAATCTTTCGGGATGGTCTCTTGAACTATATCAATCCAATCGTCACAGACTAACTCCCTTATGACGAGTAAGGCTCAAGCCTGTCATTGGGAATATCCATGACTTTCACGCTTCCATCCTCGTTATAGTCATCGTCATCGCCGCCATATTCATTAACGCTCTCGATACGTTTCGAGGAAGCGTAATATTTCCAGCTCCCACTAAACTCTGTCAGGTATTCATCCAGTGTTTTTATCCATCCATTCAGCTTGTATATGAATTGATGAAGATACATTTCCCACAAGCATGTATCATAAAAAAGATCAATGCAATATCGGCTATTTTCATCATCTTTATGACGAAAAGTACGGGGTGCGGATATGATTCTCGCCATATCCAAATTCCCTAACACCTTATTGAAAAAGTTGGCCAATAAACTGTCATCATCTATGCGTGATAACAGCTCATAAAAAGGTTTATCTCTCATTAGGCTGAAATTTTAAGGTTATACAAATCAAGGATGAACTTCTTCCCGGCCTCCGTCCAATACATATGCTGGCTTGTCTTAATCTCATGATTTCAATTTATTTATTATTTAATGATTATATAGTCCCCGCAATCTTCAATATACTTTATTCCGGCACTATCAAGAGTATTCTCTATGTCCACTTGGCACAGGCAAGATTCCGGTATGATATTGTCATACCCTTCCGCTGGGATCATTTTCGTGATTTGCGGGAAATGATCCTCTAGTTGTTTAGGGGATTGTATTTCTACATCCCCGTCGTAAATAAGTACGCACATGTTATTTAAATTATGAGCCTTCCCATGAAGGCTCGGTTAATACTATTCCTCAGATCGAGTATAGGCATCCAATGGGTAACACAAATTTTATCACCATTAGTATCATACCATTCATTACATTCTCTGCAATACAACCCTGTTGTAAGTATTTAAAATAATTAGTACACCAGCAGCCAGTTATTACCAGATCTTCATCATCAGGTAACTTATCTTTTGTGCTTATCCACGGGAATTTCTTTGCCTGCCATTCGGCACCTGCTATAAAACCGTGGTAATATGCAGGGAATACACTACCGCTACTCCTGCTTTCAGCGAAGAGATGAGCCGCTTCTTCTACTGTCTGTCTCATATCAATCTTGCTCATATTTATTTTCTTTTTTAATTAAACCTATCACATATTCGCATCCTGCTTCAAACCCCTTGTTATATCCCATACTATCACGGCCCTTGAAATAAAAAGAACCTAAGCATAACATAAATCCTATTATCATCAATATGAGTCCTAGGCCGAAGAAGGGTTGGGAAAAAGATATATGGAAAGGCTTAAACTGTATTGTCATTCCGGAGGATAATATGAATATTACTGAAAGCATAATGACTGCGGGTAGTATTGCCTTAATCATTTGATCCTCCTTTCAGCAATTCGAGATTGTCATAAACATTCCCAATAACACTTCCTTGGCACACCTCAAAGTCTAGCAGTTCACATGGATTAACCCCATCTAGGGATATGCACCATCCTGTATGTTCATACAAGTCAATTACTTTGGGAAACTCTCTTTTCTCTTCATGTTTCCATGTTGAGAATATAACGGCATAAATACGTCCGCTTGGAGCTTTTATTAAATCCCCCTCGTAAATCTCCTTTCCGTTCTTGTCTTTTAGGCCTGTGTACTGGCCTACGGTAGTTTCATCAACATAAGGTGTTTTATCATAGTTTTCATTAAAATGATAACCATCATCAATGAATTGTCCATGAACACCAATAGCTGTTTCTCCATCATTCCATTGCAATAAATCTCCATACACCCACTCTTTAGTATTAAGATTCTTCCCTCTGAATTTAATCTCACGCATTTGATCCTCCTTTCTCTAAAATATCCTTACAAGCCTTGCTATCACACCTTACCGGTTTTTGATGGAAAGCGCACCAAGCGCCCCCGTTTGCGTCTTCATCCTCGATAAGTCGGCAATCACCGCATTTATCTGTTAGGTATTTCTTGTCAAGGTATCCTTCCTTGATAAGCCATTCAATCATATTCACAACAGCATCTAAGACATTCTTTTTCATAACCTCATGCTTGCAGTCGTATCCCAGTTCTGTGTATTGGATGAACCAATACACGCTATCTTTTGTGATTTCCAAACTTAAATCGGGTCGGTTGCGTTGTGAAATCGTGGCAGGAAGCATGTTTATCAGCTTGGATAGAGACCAAGCCGGGAATGCCATATCTTGATCCACATGATTTTCAACCCTGCCATATTCAAATGCGACCGGTAATTCAAATTCATCCAAATATATGTCTGCCGTATCCGGTCTCACCCCGGCCTCTAACAGGCGTGATGATTGTTTTTTATTCGTGCAAATTTGATTCATATTATAATTCGTTGTTAAAATATTCCTTATTATCCACATTTACCCCTCCTGTATTATGACATCCCCATCCTTATCCGTGAACACGTCCACTAAATCGTAGTAATATTGATCATCGGACGTGCGGATCATTACCTCCGCTTCCGGGTCTTGCTCTTGGAGTAGAGCGATCAATTCCCTGTTTCTCATATCAAAATAATGTTTTCTCAATCTCGTAATTGTAAACCAAAACCTCCGTACTCTCCCTTATCCGAGAGTGAACGGCCGTATGAGTGGTGACTTTTACTTCCTTATGGTTCCATTTGTTTTCATTGACAAAGGAGCGTAAGGTGTCAGTCCAGTAATTGCTAAGAATGAATTTGCCATTGATCCTAGACAAAAGATCTAGCAGATCCGCAAGGTCATTCTCCCCATAACCATAATAATGACCTTGAACCGCCCCGGGATAAGGAGGATCAAGGTAAAATAACGTATCAACGCTATCCCTGTTCTTGATAACTTTCAACGCGTCCCTACAGGAAATCTGCACCTCTGATAGGCGATCGTACAATTTCTCGTTGAACTCCTCACGCTTATTCCTGAAAACCTTCCCGAAGTGTGTCCCGGCGGTACCGTTACAGAATTTCCATCCTCCATACAAGCTACCAGAATGGCACTCATTTGCCATGATCCATACGGCCCAAGCCTTGTCTACATCCGAGACCTCAGATCGTCCTCGATAAATGTTCCTAGCCCTAATGTAGTCAGACTCGGAGTGTAGCGATAACCGGATTCTCTCACGTAACTCCTTAAATTTGGATGCGGACTGGCAGACCTTGAAAAAGTTTATCAACAAGTCGTTCTTGTCATTGATCACTTCTATGCCTGCTTTAGGCTTCGCAAAAAATACCGCTCCTCCTCCAAAGAATGGCTCGCAATATATCTTATGCCTAGGCATCATTGATACAATGCGTTCGGACAAGTTTTGCTTGCCTCCATAATATGTGATTGGTGTTCTCATGTAATTTTATATTCTTTCTTTGCTCTCATCATAGATGAATGCAGTTTTCAACTATGATGAATGATTAAACCTTATTTGTTTTAGCGAACACCACCGACTCGTGATCCGGTCTCAGATGGGCCATGCAAGCCTTGCTGTATTCGCAATCCCTAGCTCCATCGCCCCGGAACAGGCATCCCCTGCATACGACCGCTTTCCCTTGGTATATTGCCTCGAAGCGCTTGACTTGCACCCTGTTTGTCCCGACTTGGATAACAAAGCCGGTAGGGGTGTTTCTCAATCTCTCTGTTATTTCCATGATCTGTTTTTAAAATGGCATGTCCTTGTCACAACTCCCGTAATCGTAGAACTTGGTCATGCCGTCATTATGCTTAAATTTTACTAATCCAGTGGCCCCATCTCTATTCTTGGCCACGATCAACTCTCCGTAATTGCGTTCTACGTTGCCGTTCTTGTCCTTGACCTCGATCTTGTAATACTCCGGTCTATGAATGAACATTACGATATCAGCGTCTTGCTCGATAGCCCCGGATTCCCTAAGATCGGATAGGAGGGGTTTCTTGTCCGGTCTGGCCTCGTTTCCCCTGTTCAATTGGGATAAGAGCAAGAAGGGAACCTTTAACTCCTTCGCCGTGATCTTGGCGGTCCTTGACATCTTGGCTACCTCCCGCTCACGGTTTCCTTCCCGTTCCCCGCTCTCCGCCAATTGGAGATAGTCGGCCATGATGATCCCGCACTTGCCTTGCTTCTTCAGTATCTTACATCGTGAGCGGATGTAATCCATCGTAACGCACGGGTTGTCATCGACATAGATCGGGAGCCTCCAAAGCTCGTTGACTGCCGTCTCTACCTTGTTGATCTCCTCGTTTGTCATATACCCGGACTTGAACCGTTCCGGATCTACGTCGCACTCGGATAGGATCAACCTGTTGGCCAAGCTTATGTCGGACATTTCAAGCGAGAATATAGCCACGGGCGTGTTGGATTTTGCCGCTGATTTGGCCAAGTGAAGCATCACGGCGGTATTGTGGGTGACTATGTAGTACAAGGCCTTCTCATGCGATACCGATATGCACTGGCATTCAACCCTGCGGTTGGTCGGTGTCACGGACATCACGGTCAAAGGTTTGTTCCTCCGGTCTGGCCTCACTCTGTTGAATTTCCTTGGGAGCGTGAAGCATTCCCTAGGATTGTCCGCTACGATCACGAGCCTGAAACTGTTCCTTTTCCGCTCGCCATAAAGGAATGAGCGTCTTTCTCTCAAGGAACATTTATATCCTAAAGACCAGCAAAGTGTTTGTACGCCTCTCGCCAATTTAGCGCTCGTGGTGTTGTAGCATATAGCCCCATTCTTGTCTATATCCCCGTATGTATCGAGAAGACCGTTCAACAGCTCAACCCTTTGATCCCTGCATGCGTCAATGTACATGTCCGGGATGAACTTCTCGTAGGAATGGACATTCAACAATCCTAGGCTCTTTAGCTCTGACAGGTATTTATTGACCTTCCTGTTCTCCTTGTTGGTCACTAGGAAGCGATCATCCGACACGATAACATCGTAGTCGACCATACCTTGGATCTTATCAGCGATGAACTTGTCCGGCTTGCACCAGCTAACCCCCTTGCTCAAGACTCCATCTCCTAGCAAGACTCCCATGAGATATGGGTGGATCACGAAATCTTTCTTTTCTCCGAATATCCCGGAGAAACGAGGAATGCTTATTCTGCCGGAATATCTTTCCTTGCTTATCAAGTCCATAAGCTCTAGGGTAGATACGACCCTTTCGGCCTTGGCGTTGAACTTGGAAGATATTACGCTCCACAAGTGGCTGCCACAGCATTCGATCTTGCGACCGTCCGAGAACTCGACCATGTATGTCTTGACATGTCCTTGCGGGAATATGCCGGTCACACGTGATTCAGCCCCGTCTACGGAGCAAACTTGGTCGCCTATCGCAAGATCCTTGTTCAGTTTCCATCCTGAAGGTGTCAATACCTTGGCATCCATCCTTAGAGCCTTTCCCATGGAGGGCCTAGCGGCTATTATCACCAAGTTTCCCGGTTGCCAGCCGTTAGTGATCTTATTCAGGTCGTGAAGCCCAGTGTCTACACCAGACCTGATGTTTTTCCTCGCCATCTCCACACGCTTGTATAAACCGTCCATGGAGCCTTTAAGAGCCTTGGATATATGCTCGCCATTAGACTTCCCGATAAGCTCCTCCATGAGGCTCTCTGATCCGTTTATGGCCTTGTGCAGTACGTCCCCTATATCCTCGTTGGAATAGATAGCGTTCTCAAGTTCATTGGCTATCACCAGCCCTTTCCTTTGTATGGATCGCTCCTTGACTATCATCGCGTGGTCCAGTATATGGGCCGATGACCCAATCTTGGAGGTAAGGGAGGCTATGTAGATCGGCCCCCCTATACTCTCAAGCTCCCCGGATGACAGCATCGCTTGCGTGACCGTCATCATGTCTATGGGCTTTCTCTCCTTGTATAGCCCGGATATGGCCTTGAATACCGATTGGTTCCTCTTGTCGTAGAAATCGGCCTCAGATAGTTCCGAGGCGATTTTCTCGAAAGCGTCGCTCTCTATGAGGCAAGCCCCCAGTATTATCTGCTCTATCTCCTTGGCTTGGGGAGGTAGTTTCCCGTCAATCTGGGACGATGTAAGTGAGGTCTGTGCGATGCTCGTTCTTGCCATAATAAACCTTGTTTTTGTCTATTGCGTTAATCAATGTCATTCTCATGTCAATCTCTTTAGCCCTGCTTTTTTTCTTGTGCTTCCATCCGGCATCCGTTGCCCAGAAATTTGTGCAAGCCTTCTCGAGAGATAGTTTTATATTTACGCCGGGATAATAGGCTTGTTGGGTCTCCATGATCTTTGGATCGTCGCATATGCTCTTATATGCGCTACGGACTAAATCCAAATAGATGTTGAAATCATCTTTCCATGTTTTTACCTTTTCTGAGTTATCGCCCGCGTCCGGAACGGGAGTGACGGTGTCCCCCGATTTGGGGGTAGGGGGTATATTATTATTATCTTTATTATTATTCTTGCCCCTACCTTGCCCTTCATTTTCTTCGCTTGCCCCTAGGCTTGCCCTTAGCTTGCCCAAAGATAGCTTTAAGTCTTTGATTTCTTGTTCTATATCTATGCCCTTACCCTTGCCCTTATCCTCGCCCTTGGATATATTTATAGGATTGTATAAGTCATAATTGCATAGCGTTATAACATTCATCCCTTGGGACGCGTCTGTTGTTATCATTCCGTCCTTTTTTAGCATATCCAAGAAATTTCGAACCTTTTTATCTGAGTTCCATTTCCACTTTTGGGAAAGAAAACTTATGGATGCCGGATATTGTCCTCTTCCGTATGTTATTTCCCTACCTCCGATACTAGCCGTAAGCTGCGTTGCCTCAAATCGTGCTGACTGTATCAAGTCTATCCACGCTTCGCACTCGCTAAAAGTCCGGGATGCTTTCCATATTCTGTGGGAAAATAATTTACGAGATAACATGATAAATCCTTTATCCATATCAGTTGTCGGCATTTTCCAATTCTTCTTCTAGGAACTTTATCAATCTTCTAATATCATCCTTACTTATTTCGACACTCTTGGTCATGTAGTCCGAATATTCGGATATGAAAAAACTTATGCACTCATCAGATTCACATAAAGGACTTACCTCTAATGCTACACAAGGCTCAGACTCTGATATAAATTTCATAAATGTGCTCATGTCTTTCTATATTTTTATATTATTAATCAATATATTATTCCTCTATTATACAATTCCTCCCTATATTGCTCCAACGCCTGAAGGCATCGTTCCTTGTCCATGTATCCCATTGGCATTATCCCGGCCAACCTTGCGTTGCATCGGTCTATGCCATATTTGAGATCCCTGTTTGACATTTTCTTTATATCCATGTTATCTCTTTTTAAAAGTGTTACAAAATCTCGTGGAGTTAGCTACCCGTCCAGCGTCATGTATGATGCACCAAACGCATAGCCCCTTGTGAGGATGTCCGTTGGCGCAATCGCCACATTTCACCTTTTCTTGCTCGTCTTTCTTCTTCGCCATATCACCAAGTCTTTATTTTTATTGGTAGATCGGCGTACCACCAAGCCAGAATCGTAGCGTCACGTTGGTCTTGGTTCGTTCTCTTAGGCAAGGGACCGACTATGTAGGAGAGTTCCTCATGGGTTATCTTGCCCTCGTCCCCTTTCCAATGCTTGGTCAAAGGCTTTACCTCCTCGCAGGGAATCCCTATGTGCTCGCACATCTGGAGAAGCAATATCCCGGTTTGCTGGTTACGACCTACATACTTGGCTATCCTCTCGCCGGATTTACCCCTAGCCTTATGGTAGTTGCTTTTTTCGTTAAGCCATCCGGCCTCGACAATGACCACTATGTCTACCCCCTTGTATCTCTCTCTTGCCTCCTTTATGAAATCGACCAACACAGGGAAGGGGAGGCTCTTTAGAATTAGCTGTCTCGTTGAAGGAGACAGTACGCATATACCGGATTTATCTATGTCCGGGTCAACGGCTATCACTAAATCATGTTTTTTCTTTCCCACGAATTCCTCCTTTCTTTATCGTTTATTAGTAAGAATACGGCCAATATCAATGCGATCAGTCCTAGTATTGCGGTGATAAGGTATATGGCCATTGTCAAGTGATCTAAATTCTGTATTGTTTCCATAATTATATGTTTGTTATTCGTGGACGGTGCCGGGATCGAACCGGCCTCTTTACGTCATGCGCACTCCGTAACGTTTCATCCCGGAATACTTACCGCCCGAAATCCCCGCGTATCCTCACGGACGGCGGGAATAAAAACTAAATCTAATACCATGAAAAACACACTCTAATATTAATATCCTTAGTTCTGAATCTTTATTAAATCGGGTATCGCTCCATAAATGGGGGTACGACCATCCCATTTGTCGATAAACTGCTTATAAAGAATTTCTCTAGTCAATCCTCTCGAGGTGATTAACGCTTGTTCCGTTTTCAATTGCTCCAACTCGTTGCGTTTCCGTTGCTCCGCTATCTGCTGGTCTAAAACCGAAATATTGGTGTTAACTTCATTCCTACTATCAATTTTCTCGCGAACCGCCTTGGAAAACTCTAATTGCGCCGAGAATGTGAGTAATTGAAGACCTCTTTTCTCGAATTCCTTATCTACAATCTGCTCAAGGCGTTTCTCAAAAAGAAGCGAACCTCCGTCTGCCATTAAGCTGTCGGTCTTATGTTTACGGCTTTCCTCCTTGATCAGGTCATAGATGCGAGGTTCTAGTATGTTATCCTCCAATGATTGCATGAAACCGTCTTTGCCTGATTCCGTATCGGCCTTGTCTATGTGCTTGTTATCGAAAACAACGTCTATTGCCCTGTTTTTGATGACCTTGTAGGAGTAAGTGGGGCGTGCGTTAAACTCCGTATTGTCTGCGGCTTTTAACGTGACAGGGCTTCCGAATTCGCCTCGTTGGTCGAATAGCGGGACTTGAAATAATTCCGTGCCCCATTCCCAAGTTGAAACCCTGCCCGATACGACCTTGAAATCCTCTTTCCCTTGTTTCCCGTAATTTTCCATCAATACCCCAGCGTAATTAGGTGCTACACGTTCACAAGAGGATAAAAATACCATAGTGATTATCGCTATAGTAAAAAACTTAAAACTTGTCCTTTTCATTCTTGATAAAATTAAATAGTTTGTAAATTATAAATAATGAACTAGTTAACATAATGACTATTCCTAGCCATGCGTCAACATGGTTAAAAACTCTGTTCCCTACCGGAATAAAGGCTATGGCCAATATCAATATCCAGTGTTTGTTGATAAATTTCTTCATGATCTTTTTATTTATTAAACCTCCAACTCCTCGATTAATAGCTGTCCACATCCCATGAACCATACTTGGGAAGCTGGCGATTTCTGGAGCAAGGCGATCTCTATTGCAGCCTCCTTGAACTTGCTCTTGTCATGCCCGGCCTTTTGCCGGATGAAGGATTGCGTCCTAGTTATAAGATCCCCGTCCCCTTCCTTGGGATCACGGGTTATGATATCCTTGCACTCTCTCATCTTATCCTCGATTGACTTAGAGGAGTCGGATAATGATTTCTCTATCTCTTTTTTATCAATGTCAACAATTCTCTTATTGACATCCGCGTTGAACGGGAACACGTCCATGATCATTGTCTCCGTGACAGAGGCGATGGTATAATCCGCCATTGTCCCATTCATGCCTTCTTCTAGCACGGTTATGGCCTCTTTTAGATTAGAGGCTTGGGCTAACATGGTAGCGGCGGTTTTCTTTTCCGCTCCGCTCTTCTCGTCCAACGTGATAAAATAAACCTTGATCTTATAGAACCGGTCACCATTCTCGTTGAAGAATAATTCGGATAAACGAGTTCGTTTGATGTCTGTTACCGTGAACTCACCCGTGATGAAGGGGCGGATCTCCTCGATGATGCGAGCTTCCGCCTCCGTAAAAGACAGGGCGTCTACCAAGTAAGGCTCGGTTACTTTTTTCTGCATGCCATTTTCCAGCATTTTCTCGTAAGAGACCTTACATTCAAACCAATTGTGCATATGCTTTACTTTTTAATTTAGTCTGTACTCTGTTTAAAACAACGTACAAATATAGTGGCTATTCGTCAATAAAACAACTTGCCGCAAAAGATATAATTTGTCAGGATGTCTAATTTCGCGTGTTTGTTTTCAGTTGGAATTTAAAATAGAGAGATATGGATGAGAAAGATTTGGTGGAAGGGATGCGAGAATATATAAGTCTGTTACAAAAGGA